TAATAATAATTTTCTTGATTGTTAGTATGCCATCTAGAATTTGTCTTAGCATCCCATAACTCTTTTAAATGGTCTAATGAATTGTAATCAACAAGTTGTAATGGGATTGAAGAACCTCCTGTACCAGTGTAGTACATTCTACCAGTTCTATATATACTTGATGCTGTAAGTGATGGTAAAGTAAAACTACCATTTGTAGCATTGTATGTCAAGGCAACGTCTGTTCCTTTGTATATACTTATTTTTTCTCTGATTATATTGACAGTATCTGCAAAGTCAGGTTCTAATGGATTACTCGCGCCTGGGTTTTGCTGATCTTTATCTCCTCTTTTGTTTAAAGTTACATAACCAGCTAGGTCATAAAAATACTGCTCAAATATATCTAATTGTGCTTGGTTAGCAAACAAGTTAAATTCTTGTGGAGTAATGTAACCCCTTTGCTCTTTATTTGCTAGAGCTAGTACTCTTTGATAAACTGTATCTATACTTATCTCTTTGTTGTTTGCCATTTATTATTTGTTTAAATAATGTAACCACCCTATATAAGGGTGATTACATAATATTGTTTTACTTTAATTGTTTTTCAACTGAAGTTAGCACTTCCATGCCTTCATCAGTTTTAAACCATGCTGCTAAGGCAGAATACGGATGTTCGTCAAAAGGAACGTTCATCAATTTTCTATTGTTAGAAGCCCAACTAAAAGTTCTTTGATCGTGTGATAAGTTGATAATCCCATTTTCAACAGCTTTTATACCTAAGTTTCTAATATGGATATTTTCATCTTTCATTAAATCTAAGAATAACATTGGGTTTTTCTTAGCAAATACAAGTAAATCTCTTTTAAGTTCCTTAGAACTCATCTTAGTAACGCTAGAACCTAACTCTACACGCATAATTGCTTCTGCCATATCTATATCTACAGATCTAGCTGCTATTAAAGCGTCTATTTCAAATTCCATGTTAGCTAATTCATTTTCAGCTCTTACTTGTGGTTGTATTTCAAAATAAAGAGTATCTTTTTTAGGGTGGTAAATACTTAAATACTTTTGGAGTGTTACCTCGTTTTTAGGTACAGCTAATATACCGTTTCTAAATATAATATGTCCAACCAATTGATCTCCTTTCATTTCATCTACAAAAACTGTTCTTTGGTTTTTACAATATTTAATCTCTCTTTCGTAACCTTTCTCTTCGTCAAAGAAATATAAACCTCTAGCTTTTATAGTGTATGTTAGTGGTGTTCTATTGTCTAACAGTCTATAAACTCTGTCTTTAACTTCCCAACCTCCAACTATTTGTTTTTTTGGTTCTTGTCTTCTTGGTTTTGGAGTTTCCATAACCGGTACTTCTACTTGTGGTTGTTCAACAACCGTTTCTTGTTTTTTTGCCATGATATAATATAATATAAGTTAATAAAAAAATAAAAGGACCGAGGCCGAAGCCCCGGTTCTTTTAAAAATAATAATGATTAAGCGTTCATTAATAAGAAGTTATTAGCTCCTTGAACAACTAAACATCTTTCAGATAAGAAGTGCATCTCCATCGCATCTAAATCAGAAGTAGTAGCACCAACCGAACCAGTAGTCCAAGTTTTGTACTTTCTGCTTTCCATGTTAGAAGCTCTATAACGTACATGTAAGAAAGGTCTCTTTAGGTTTTTACCTAATACCTCATCATATACAGTAGATACACCAGCTGGGATCATAACACCAGTTATGTTACCAATTGAAGCTCTCGTACCTTTATCATTTAGATATTTGAAATCAGACTTGTAGAAGTCATAAGAACCTCTTCTGAAACCAGTGAAACCTAAATTTAATGCCATATCTTCAGAGTTGTTAAATACTCCAAAAGAAGTACCACCATTGTAGCCAGCATTTAAAGTAGCTAACCAGTCATCAAAACCTATAGATACAGCTCTGTTTAAGAACATCATGTTCTCTTCAATAGCGCCTTGCTCATCTAGTTTTGCTAATAAACCATCAACCTCAGCAGTTGTGATTGCATTAGAAAAGTCAGAAGTTATATGTCCTCTATCGTTGATAGCTGCAAATAAACCTTCAGTACCGTCAATTCTACCAGCAGCGCCAGTAATAGTTGATGGTGTCATTGGGTTAGAACTAGCAGTTGAAGTTGATTTCTCAGACTCTAGCATAGCCATTTCTAAGTAATCATTAAAACGAGCTTTAGTATCACCTGAAGCTTTTAAGTACCAGTAGTAACCGTTTTGTCCTTCCTCACCAGAAATTTCAACCCATCCAATTTGAGCTGTATCAGATCCTGAAATCTCATACTTGTCTTTTAGGATAATTGGCTTGTTGTTTCTTTGTTGGAATTGTGGCTTGTTAGCACCAACTCTACCTACAGAACCTTTAACATACTCAGATCCATATACCATAATAGTTGCTGCATCAGTACCAGTTAATCCAGCTGACATATCAGCCGCACTAGTATCGTAAGCAAACGCTGTAATTAGACCAACAGATGAAACTGCGTTTACGAAAAACTTCTTAACAACTGTAGTTTTTCTAACTAAAAGCATATCACCAGCTCTTACACCGTGATTTGCACCAACTGTACCACCGTCTACATCTGTTGCGTTAGTCATTGTGATTGTTACATCACCATCAACACCAGATGCAACGTTTGCTACTGTACATGCTAAATACGTAAGGTGTAATCTACCTTGCTCTGACCAAATTACTTGGTCTGAAGCCATAGCTTCTTCTGCACCTACTTTTGATAAGAAACCTGAAATAGTTCTGTTACCGAATATCTCAGCTTCTTTTTCGATTAAATCTGGCAAATATTGTTGAGCCCAACCTTTCTCAGCTGCGCTTGTAAAATCAATATAGTTTGTTGCCAGTGTTTGTTTTATAGGAGCTGGTGTCATTTTACCAGTCCCTTGAAATGTTACTGCCATTTTAAAATTGTTTTTAAATTAATAATTAGTTTCGTGTTTTAATTCGCAATTTCATATCATCTGAGCTATCGCCCAACACTCTAACAGTAATACCATCTTTAGTAGTCGAATGTGACTTTCTAGATGTATTAATATTTTTCGCATCAGCAACTGAAGCTTTTATAGCATCAGCTTTTCCTTGCTCATAAAAATGATTTGCAATTGCATCAGGATTCATTGCAGTAAATAAACCTTTGTGATAACCCTCAGCGTTCTCCATTAATCCATCTTTATTCAAAAACTTTTCGATAAAGTTATTAATGTCTTTTTGTTGTGTCTTCACTTGGTCTGCATTACTAACATTGTACGTAACCTGTTTGTCACCAACTTTAAATTCAAAACCTTTGAAATCGTTGTTAAAAACCTTATCGGTTTTATTTAAGAATGTATCAGACTGCTGTCGAACAATTTTAGTGTTCTCTTCCTGTTCTGCATTGTAACTATTGTAGAAATCTACGGCTTGTTGTTGCTCTTCATTGAGTTTATTACTAGCTTTAATTTCTTCGTAGTATTTAGACTTTTGCCCGTCTAAATAGGCTTTAGCCTCGGCAACTTGCTCTTTTAAGGCTATTTTCTTTTTTCTTATCTCTCTTTCATCTGCATTATCTTCATCATAAGAGTAAGTATCTTCTAATAAGAAGTTTATTTCTTCATCGTTTAAATGAGGTTTTGTTTTTTTATAGTAATCATGTAACACCTCAGCGTCATCTAACTCTTCTACGTCAGTGTTTAAATTTACATAATCTTCAAGCGTTCCACCAGTTTCTTTCATAAACTCTTTAAGTTTAATAAGATCGTCTGGTAAATCAACTTCTATAACCTCTTCCTGTGCTTGGGTTTCCTGTTGTACTTCTTCTTGTTCTTGTGGGGCATTGGCATCTTCATCGACTCCAACCACTCCCTCGTTGTCAGTATTGTCTTCTGCAACTTCTGTTGTTTCTGTGGTTTCATCTTCTATTGGGTTTTCTACTGGTATTGATAAGTCTACTTTGTAATCACCATCTTCATTTATAGAGACGGGTGATTGTACTGTCTCTTCAACTGATTGTTCAGTTGCTTGTGTAGTTTCTTCAACTACGTCTTTGTTTTCTTCCATGATATAATATTATTAAATAATTAGTTAAACATCCATATCCAACCCTTGACCCATCACATCATTACCTGATGACTCAAACTTTGGTTCAGACTTTTTTTCTTCTCTTTTATCTTTACGATCTTCTTGTTCTGCTTTTGAAGTCATTTCCATACGCTTCAGTTTAGTGTTAATTTCAAACTCATGATCCATTAACTCTTTCTTTAGTTGAGCTTCTTTTTTCATAAACTCCATTTGTAGTTTATTCTTTTCAGTTTCTAATAGTATTTGATTATCAGTCTTTGCTTTTTCCTTTTGCATATCACCTTGAGTTTTAGCTTGTGCTGACTGTACATTAGACTGGGTTTGTGCTTGTTGTTGTTGTTGTTGTAATTCTTTATCTTTATCTGCTTTCTTTTTTCTACGTAACTTAAGCAGTTGGTTTGCCATCTTAAGATTTTTAATTTCTCTTAAATCTATAGCATCGTCAAGCTCTATTAGCTTTTGCTGTAATGCCATTTGTATGTTATTCTCAAGTATTTGTTTTTCTTCTTCATCTGGCATTAATTCTATAAATATACCAAAGTCATATAAGTGTAACTCTTTCATTTCATCTAGCGTAGCTACGTTATGAGCTCCTATAGATTGTATAAACGCATCTTTAGTTGGTGAGTACTCTAGTATATCAGATATTCTAAGTGATATTTGCTCTGCAGCCTCTACAGTTAAAAATAACGATGCATCTAGTACATGTCTTGTTGCTACATTTGAATTTGCAGCTGCTAGTTTTTGTATACCAACTAATGACCTAGAGTCTGGTGTTGAAGCATCTCTAGCTTCGTTCAAACCAGTCACATCTCTAATCATTTGTAAGTAATAATTATAGTTACCTATAAGTGCTTGTAATTTACCACCTGCACCAGCTCCATTTGATATTTCTTGCACCGGTATTTTACCTGGGTTGCTATCACCATCTTGCGTAAATGATCTACCAATAACAGAACCTGTTTGAAAGAACATATTTAAAGCTTCTTGTGGATTATAGTTTGTGCCATTACCTAAATCAACTTCAGCTAAACCATCGATGTCTAAATAAACACCGTCTGGCACCATACGTGATAAAACTTGTTGTATTTTTAGATGTGTAAGTTGTATCATGTCGGCAAAACCAGTTATTCTACTAACTAGACTTTCTATTCTACCTTTATACATTTTAGGAGCAACTAAAGAGTAGTTCATTTTAACCTTGTTAAAATTACTTTTATCTCTCATCATGTTATCAGCTTTTTGCCATTTTAACATAATGTCAGTTCCTAATATTTTTGCTCCTTCAAATAATACTTCTGAAGCTTTATGCATTCTAACGTAATCTACTTGTTTTTCTTTAGGTGGATTAAATCTATCTGTTTTAGGTATTGCTTTTTCTCCACCACTAGCAGTTTTCTTTATTTTATAAACATTATTCATATATGTTTTATAGTTAAAATATAAAACAGATATTTTATTTCTATCTTTGTTGTGTTGGTCAACTCTATTGTGAGATAAACCATTGTATTTTTTATCTATGTCTTCAAGATCAGCCGGTGATAAGTTTGGAAACTCTTTTACAAGCTCGTTTATAGGTACGTATTTAACTTCACCTATATAGTATATATCTTCAAAATAAGGTGAATCACTATGAGAATAAACTAAATCAGCTGGATCTACATATTGTACTTTTGCTCCTTCACTCCAATCAAAAGTAGTTTTAACAGCACCCATACCTAACACTGTCAAATCTTCTAAACATCTTCTTCGTATTAGATCGTATTTAGAACCTTGCAATAAAACGTTCACAGCTTGTTCATTTGCTAACTCAACCTCTTGCTTGTAAGTTAACTGCATATGTAACCTTAACTCTTCCATTGTTTCTGGAAGTTGCTCTGGATCGTTTTCGTAAAGATCCATATTAAAATCTTGTTTAGCTTGGTTGTTAAAGTCTCTATTTCGCATATCTTTCAACATGCTTTCCATGTAGTCAGTTCTTTTAGCTACACCATACTGATCTTGCGAGTATGCTTTAATATCAAAATTTCTACCAGCCATACCGTTTACAACTATATCAACAAACTTAGGTATAATTGGTACTGGTGTCCAATCTAAATTAAGATAAGACAAATCACCATTTATAGATAACTCATCTTTATATTTTTGTATTGATTGTTCACCCCTCGCGTATAATCTAAGATTATGAAACTTTCTTTGCGTTTTAGAATATCGATTTGAAGCAGGACCATCAAACCATTCTAGTTCGATAGCTCTCGCTACTTTTAACCCATACTCATTAGTGATCTTTTCTAAATCACTAACAACTTGAGAAGGAAATTCTTTATGTAGAGAATCTGCCATGTTATTGTTTAATTATTTTTGAATTTATTCCTTTGTTGCTATACTTAGCAATGTTTATGTTTATTGGTGCTTTTTTAATATGTGGGTTGGGTTTGTACAAATGTCTATTACAAGCCATTATTGCTAACCCGCTACTAATCGTTGCATCATACTTAGTTCTTTTATTTATATCAAAACCAGCCCAATCATTTAAAGTTCTATTAAAATACATATTTCCGTAACCATCTTTCGTTTGCCCAACCTTTTCTTGTATATACATCTCAATAGCAGCTGCGTGAGCTTGTTTAATATCTTCACTTGAGTTTGGTATACCACCTATTTCTTTTTCAGCCGTAGACAATTTATTCCACACTTTGTCAGGTCTATTCATACTAAAACCTCTATAACCACGTCTTCTTAAATGATACAATAGACGAGGTTTGTTGTTCTCTGCTAACATTGGCATTCCGTAGTAAATTAAAGCCATTAGAACGTCCTCAAAGAATATCTCAGCTGTTTGTGGTCTAGCTATATATTCTAAAAAAAAATGATTAGGTG